GTCCGGAACAATTTGAAAACAAGAACCTCGCTTAGGCCTGTGTCCATATTACGTGGGTAGGATCACGCAGGGGGCGGCCCATTTGAGCTTCAGATAGGAACGTTTGAATTCCTTTCACAAAATACATCACATACTGAACGTGAACATTCCCACTTTGATCTTAAGGCCAAAAAGTATGCAGGACTAATGATTTTTAGGGATAGCTTGAGAGTATTACCTTATGGTCGAGTAGATAATGATTTCTTCCAGATAGAAGAAAGACGTTCATGGAATGCAGGGCGATATTATTGGTCTAATAGAAGGATTTTTGGTTATATTGGAATTACTCAATCCAGTAATAAAGAGCTGAAAGATAAGTCGGGGAGAGAGGGATTCATAAGAAACCAGGCTGCAAGAGAACTGAAAACTATTATATCTAATTTGTTAACTGAACTTGCTGATAGATTTTTTGGTTCACGTTCTGATGACCGTAAAGAGCTTTTAGAACAAGTTAAGCGTGAAAAAGAGTTAAGAAAATCTGCTCAACAACAAGCTCGAAAATCAACACAAAAAAGTTTTTCAGAAGCTTTGAAGAATCAGACACCAGTTCTTGATGCTTCCTTGGAGGCTGTTAAAAGGCTGAAAACTAAGCTTGATAAAACTGATGGTTCGTTAGATTTAAACTATCTTAAAATTATAGACAGTGATCTTACAAACTTAGATGCGTTGCGCAGTGAAATTAAAACGCCTATCAAACCTCCAAAACTTGGAATGTATGAAGAGAAATATAGAGACTACAGAGATAAATTTAATGAGTTCTCTGCGTATATTCTACAAATGAAGTTAGCAATTAATAAACTTGATTCTGAATTAAATAAACTTGAGCCTTCATTGTCAGCGAAAAATCACCTTGAAAAAAATCAAGGTATTATTAATTCTAAACTAACTAAGTTTAATAACACGATAGAGGAGAAGATACATTCTCTTTTAAAAAAATGGGCCGATGAAATAAAGGTTGATCGAAGTGATTATTATGCTAAAACTATATCAGTTGTTGATTCAATAGATAATGATTCACAAATTGAAAATGTGTTTAATTTGCTCGATAGTTTATATGTTGAGTCAGTTGATACCCTAACTTTCAAATATCAATCAATAATAAAAGGTCTCGATAGATTATTTGAAGGTATAAACTTAGATTCAGCATTCTCATTATCTGAAGAAGAACGCTCATATTTTGAAGAAAAAGCTAAAAGTTTAAACGCGCTTGCACAGTTAGGTATTAGTGTTGAGATAATATCTCATGAACTTGAAGAAATGGATTCTATGGTAACCAGAGGACTAAACTCTCTTCCTACTTCTGTAAAAGAACACCCTGGTTTTTCATTGGCGTTAAATGCTCACAGATCGCTTACTCAACAAATACGTTTCTTATCACCTTTGAAAATATCAGGTTATCAATCCAGGCAGAGAATAACTGGAAAAAATATCATGGATTATGTCCTGAAGTTCTTTGGGGAGCGTTTCGAACGGCAACGAATAACTATTGAATTTAGTGAAGAGTTTAAGCAAATCGCAATAACAGATATACCATCAAGGATCTATCCTGTTTTTACTAATATTATCAACAATGCAATGTATTGGGTCAGTCTGTCAAATAATAGGCTCATAAAGATTGGTTTTGTGAATTCTTTGGTTATCATAGCAAATTCTGGTCCGGCAATTGATACCGATGATATCCCGCGACTATTTGAACTATTTTATAGCAAAAGAGCAAATGGACATGGGGTAGGTCTGTATCTATGTCGAGAAAACCTTGCTGTTGCACATCATAAAATATGGTATTCAGAACCTGATGAAGGCGATAACTATTTAATAAAAGATGGCGCTAATTTTGTGATCCAGTTCAATGGAGTGGAGTTCTAATATGACAGTGGCAAATTATAATTCTCTTGTCCAGAAAACTTTCTGCGAAAATGCAATTCGTTCCGTTGTCATGATTGATGACGATTTTCTGACGTATTCTGAATCAATCAGGGCGTTGAATAACGAAGTTGATTTAGACTACAACAAAATTGACTCATCTAAACGAGCCGCTACTCTTGAGAGCTTTTTTCAATCTAAAAATATGATTTGTGATGTTGACAATGGTTCTGTTAATTTCGATGTGGATCGGATTAGAAAATCAGATCTTATTATTGTAGATTATCATCTTGATAATAATGCACCTGATAAAACACTTAAACTATTACAAGATTTGAAAGACTCCGATCATTTAAATATGATTGTAATATATACTAGAGAGAATTTAGAAACGGTTTGGATGCAGATATCATCGACTCTCAAAGGTGCTCTGGATATCAACAGCTTGATCATTGACTACGATAATGAAGATGTCCAAAGTTATTGGGAAGACGTTGTATTACCGAACTTAAATGATAATGGTAATAAAGCTCTCACAAGAGATGAAATAATAGCCTATATTAAAGACAGTAAGCCTTGTAGAAGAATTAAAAGATTAATACATGATGATGCTGTGTTGGAGGATCAAAAGGATAAAAACTTCATTGAAAAAATGATTGCAGAATATGCTGTGTCTAGAAATGCAATTATTTCTAGCAACACATCTGGCAATGTCATTCGGGGTGATGAAAGCGGAGTAAAATGGATTCAATGTGGTAATATCTTTGTCTCCCTATTTCATAAGGTTCAAGATGATCATGAAAACGATGGAGATAGGATTTGGCAAACTCTCAATGATTCTCTCATTGAATGGAAACCATCTTATTATCAGTTAATAAAATCTGAAATTCAGAATGCAATCGAAGCTGAGGCTTTATCTTTTGTAAATCATTTGGCTAACGATCATTACGGTCAAGCTGCGTGGTTAAATGAGATATTAAAATCAGACTCGCCTGATATTAGATGTAGAAATATTGACTTTGTATTTGGTAATTTATCAGAAGAGCTTTATCAAAGACTTAAAAATAATAATACGCTGGATGAATTTATCAAAAGTGTTTTTGATAGCTATTCAAATGAATACGCTAACAGCGGAGTTGCTGCATTGCTCCAATATTGCTCTTCAAAAATGGATCTGCCATCAAATAATGATACTTATCACGAAATGTATCATGCTTTAAATATGAATTTGTCTTCAAAGAATTTTGAAGATGGTCATATTTCTACTGGCACTATTTTCTTTGATACAGAGTCGAACAAATGGTATTTATGTGTATCTGCGGCATGTGATTTGGTTCCTACTCAGGGTAACGACCCTCACCATGTAAGATTAAGTCCGCACAGGCTCATTAAAGTTCTGGAGCTTTTTAACGCCAGTCAGAGTAAAGCATTGCCATTTGCTGAACATTCGAAATATATATATGTAATGCATAAAAATCAAAGAAAATATCTCTCTATTTTCGAAGGGGATAAAACGCTTCCTGTTGTTGATTATATGGTGGTGTTGAATCATGGAACAACAGTTGATGGCGAAGAAAAAAATATTATTTCTGCCGTGTTTTTAAGTAATATGGATGGCAACGTGCAAAATGTTCCTGTCCGACTCAAACTTAAATCTCAACTGAGAACTGGTTATGCAGAAAGATATCAGGCTATAGCGTCTCAGTATAGCTCAAGGATTGGTGTGGATTATGTATCAATGATGCTACCATAATTATTATATTTTAGGCGTGGTGATTTTTTTTCGCCATGCCTATTTTATATTTATCATCACAATGATGTTGTTTATTTTTGTTTAAGTCTTCTAAGCTTCATGCATTCTAATGAGAATAATAATAGAGTTGTGCTGTATATAAAGCCAGAGTTAGTTAATAACTTTAAATTTAATGCTTCAGGATTTTCACTGAGAAAGTGAAAGGCATAAACTAAGTATACAGCTAAAGTAGCCGTTCCAATTGTTGGTCCAATATCGCCTTGATCATGAGGTTCAAGGTTTACATTGAACTTGAAGATTAGCCATTCAAATCCCCAAGTAAAAAAAACAACTAATATCATGGCTGCGAATAATTTCGCGATGTTATCTGCTGATGGATTCATCAGAACAGATTGTTTCTGAAAAAATTCACAAAGTGAGAGTCCGAAAAAAATAAAAAAAAGTGGTCTGGAACTAAATTTTTCAAAAACTTTGAATAGGGTTTCCATTTTCTTTACCTTCAGGATTATATTAGCTATTCTGATACTTAGGCTACCAGAGCATTTGATCTTTGAGCTTGAACGTAATCACTCCACCATTGCATCAAACTCTGTCGCTCTATCAGATATTCTGCACGATTGTATGCTGCGATAATTTCATCTTTTTTCGAGTGGGCAAGCGCTGCCTCAAGAACTTCAGCTCTGAATTTACCAGACTCCTCTGCCGCTGTTCGTGCAATAGAACGCATACCGTGAGCTACAAGCTCGCCTCCGAACCCCATTCGGATGATAGCTGCGTTGGCTGTTTGTTCATGCATATGATTAAGAGGCGCTTTTATGCTGGGGAAAACCCATTCTCTATGCCCACTTATTGATTTCATTAATTCAAGGATGCGCAAAGCTTCTTTACTCAAAGGAACTTTGTGAAGCTTTTTCATTTTCATGAAATCAGCAGGAATGTTCCAAATGCTGTTGGTTGTATCAATATCAGACCACCTTGCGCGAACGGCTTCACCCGGACGAACCCATGTCAACAATTGCCATTCAATTAGCATACGTGTTTCCAACCGGATTGACGCATTCGTCAAAGATTCCATAAACCTTGGCAATTCGCTTGGGGGAAGGGCAGGCATATTTTGCTTTTTTGGTTTACTGAATCTTTGACCAAGGTTGTCAGCCGGGTTGAACTCAATAAGTTCTTCAGTAGCTGCCCACCGGAAGATTTCATTCAGACGTGAAATGATACGGCGTAGAGTTTCCAATACGCCTCGTTGCTCAATAGGATCAAGGTGTTGTTTTAAGAGCTTAGGTCGGATCTCATTGATAGGGACATTACCCAGACCGGGAAAGACATTTCTCTCTAAGCTGCGCCAGATGTCTGCTGCATGGTCTTGTGAGATACCTGATGTCTTTACCTTCTCATCTAACCATTTCCGCGCTACGGCTTGGAGAGTGTGCTCAGTAGCACTCTTTAATGCCTTCGCCTTATCGTTGTTATGGATTTGGGGATCAACACCATTTGCCAGAAAGGAGAGATATTCATCACGTAAGGCTCTGGCTCTTGCAAGGGTAAGGTGAGGATATGTCCCAAGGCTCATTTTGGTTCTTTTCTTGCTCACTGGTACTGCATACCTGAAATACCAATTTTTCTTGCCTCCTTTCGCCAAAGGAGCGATTCGTAGAATCAGACCATCACCGTCAAACAAGTTGATTTCTTTATCGGCTGGCTTGGTGCTTTTGATTTCAGTGTCAGTGAGCTTCTTAGCGATTTTTGCCATTTTGGGACCCTCGGTTTTTGGACCCTTCTTAGTGGGTCCCATTCAGGGTGCCATAACTCGTAGTTCTCAGCAATTCTCACTGGACGACAATAGACGTAAAAAAGCCCGCAGAGCTTGTGCTGTGTGGGCTTAGTAGACTTCATTGAACTTCAAACAACTAAAAAGTGGTGGAGCTGGCGGGAGTTGAACCCGCGTCCGAAATTCCTACATACCATTTTTACTATAACAAAAACAGTAAATTTCGTTTGAAAACATATTGTTAATGTTATTTGGTGTTTGTCCGTTTTATAGGCTTTTAATGCTCTGCCGCCAAAATGTCGCCATTACTATCATGGTTTAATATGGGCATATACTTGAATTTCATCCATACAAGTTTCGAGTTTATAAAAGTCAGTTAAATTATAGATGTTCAAAATTTCATCATCTATGCTTCCTGTTAGCTCACGATTTTTTCTTCTCCGTAGCCTTCTGCTGAGATTCTCTCGATCGGATTGTGCAACTGATTCAGGCACGTACTCAACTGTTTTTAGGACCTGCCAAGATACAGGCAATGTGAATTTGAAAATTTTCGCTAGATTTGGACAAAATTCATTATTGGCCATCTCCTCGTAACGCACTTTTGGAGGAAGTACCACATTTATTCCTCTGCTACCTAAGGCATTAGCAGGTAATTTTGTTGAGCGGTAGGCTATACCAACAACATTCTCATTGCTGTTCCGACTGATCCATTGCATCAAAAGATTGGGGATAATATATTCTTGTACAAAGGAAGCATTGTCATATTTTTTTAAATAATTGCATGCAATTATCAAAGGCCAAAGTGCTAAATATGAGAGTTTGGTATTGAAATCATATTTGTTCTTTCTTTTTGACTCTAATATAGATCTCTGTTTATATAAAAAATCAGGTCCTATATTTAGTACCTTTGAGTCATTATTTTTATCGATCTTGTAGGCAGATATATATAGCTTATCAAAATCTGGCTTATCCATTTCTCTCCAGCATATATAAAGAGATGTTCCTAAATATAAACAGGGTAGACCAGCAACTGAAAATCTCTGTGCTCTAACAAAGTGACGCTGACTGAACGGAATATGAAACATATCTCTTCTTGATGTAAGTGGCGTATCAGATTTTCTAACGCGGAATAATGGTTTATCTTCATTACATAAGTCAGAAAGAGGTATGCATATATTTTCAATATGACGAGATATAGTTCGTGGCTCTAGCATACTTTCAAATGAGTCATATGCCGACTTAATATCCCCTGATAAAAAACACTCTAAACACGAGACGATTTCTTTCTGCATGATATCTACAGCTCTAAGTCTATTGCGCAAGCGTAAACTTAACCTGTTATCATTTTCCTGGATGTAATCTACTAAACAACCCCGGAATTTACTGCATTTTAGAGCGAAGTCATCTATCAAAGTAAGGTTTTTTTCAATCTCAATTGGTGGTCGAATACTTGATTTTTTTCTAATAGTGTCAAAAAGATTATTAAGTTCTTCATCGAGTTCTTGTTGAATATGCATTTTTATTTATCACTTTAAGTTAAATAAGGGGTTTTTAGTAACAGCATCTTCAAGATGTTCTGGTGCGAAATGGGCATAGACCATTGTCATTTTTATATCTGAGTGCCCTAAAATATCTCTCAATACAAGAATATTTCCGCCATTCATCATAAAGTGACTAGCGAATGTATGGCGCAATACATGCGTGCACTGGCCCTCTGGCAAGTCAATACCTGCTCTTTTTACTGCACGCTCAAAAGATTTTCTGCATGGCGTGAATAACTTCCCTCTGTTTTTGGGGAGTTCGTGATACAGATCTTGAGATATTGGTACTGTTCTGTTTTTCTTGCCCTTTGTCTTTGTATAAGTAATTCGGTATTTCGATATTTGGTGGCCATGAAGGTTTTCGGCTTCACTCCACCGTGCGCCGGTAGCTAAGCATATTTTTGCAATCATTAGTAGGCTCGAGCTTTGAGATTCAGCACATGCAGCCAACAGGCGCTTGATTTCGTCCACGGAAAGAAAAGCCAGCTCACCTTCGGTAATTTTGAAGGTCGGAAGTCCTGCCAGCGGGTTTGGTGCTGACCAGTGTCCTAGTTTTTTTAATGTACCGAACACCGATGATAGATTGCGCTGTTCAAGGTTTACCGTGCGGGGCTTAACGGGCGACATAAGCGTGCCATCTTCATTTCGTACTTCACCTTTTAACCGTGCTTCGCGGTATTTCGTAAAGTCACCGGCTGTTAGTTCTGAGGCGATGGGATCGCCTAGACCATTACAGATAATTCTAAGTTTCGCCATGAGGCGCTTGGGGTCTGCGAGTGTTTGACCATACAGGGAATACCACTGCTCAATTAATTCTGATAGGTGTCGCCGATCTTCCTTTTCCCCCAGCCATGGTTTTTTGTTCACTTCTTCCATTGTGAAGCTTTCAAAAGCAATGGCTTCGCCTTTCGTAGCAAATTGCTTACGCACGCGCTTGCCATTGCGTCCATTGGGATAGCACTCGCACAACCATTTACCGTTTGACTGTTTTCTGACAGTCATGTTTAGATACTCTTTATTACTTTGACTGCACGCCCAATAACTTCCACATCATCAGTAGAGCACTCGAAAGACGCTTCATCTTGATTTACTACAATCTTATTGCCGGGAATCCGCATGATTTTTGCAACAATAATCATTCCATCAATATTGATAAGCCAGAATCCATTGCTGACCTGTTTAATTGATTTATCGATGAGATAACAATCAGTAGGGGTTTCTAAGAACATCGATTCTTCATAATCTGCAGGTAATATGCTGTGGTCTAGGAAAATCTCTTCATCAATACTGAGTTGTCCATTCTCCAGGGTTCCTTTAGGAATAGCTGGAGTTATGAGTTTGGATAACGGTTTAATTGCTTGTTTGTTCTCATTATGAGAACTTTTCTCAGGCTCAGCTCCTCCTTTCATGCTTCCCTGTCCTGTAGCTAACCAAAGCAACGAAACACCGGTTTCTAGTGCGCACTGAATTATCCAGTCAGCAGGAAAGCTGTCACGTAACACTCTGTTTGCCATAGTGCTTTTTGAGACATTCAGGTGCTCGCTTAATGCCTGCTTAGTTGTGAATCCATAAGCCTCAAGCAGCCTTTCAATAGCTGCCTTACCTCCCGTATCGGAACCCATTCTGATGTTTAACATTGGTGATCTCCATTTGACAATCTTGAATCAAGATCGTAATGTCTTCACGTCTCTTGATGTGAGAGTTTAAGAGACGGGCTAAAACGAACTAACACGCACACAAAGTAAGAGATACTGCACTATGAGTACTGATATTTCAATTCGTGTACCAAAAGAGATGGCTACGCCTGCAGAGTTCGCAGAGTGGGAGGGTATTTCCCGCGGCTCTGTTTACCAAAAAATTCACCATGGTCAACTTGCTAAGTACATGGTCAAGAAAGAAAAAAACAAAGGCCGCGTAAGCCTGCGTTATCTGATGTACAAAACCGATCAGGTCCGTGAATCCCTCGGTCATTCCAACTTCCGAGTCATTGTTGGTAAGTAAGTTCAATTATGGGAACTTTCTAAGGGGGGCACCATGTTTGATTACAAGATTTCCAAACATCCGCATTTCGATGAAGCCTGTAGGGCTTTTGCACTGCGCCACAACCTGGTGCAACTGGCAGAACGTGCAGGCATGAATGTGCAGATTCTGCGGAACAAGCTGAACCCAGCTCAACCTCATTTATTAACTGCACCAGAAATCTGGTTGCTTACCGATCTGACTGAAGATTCAACGCTGGTAGATGGTTTTCTGGCTCAGATTCACTGCCTGCCATGTGTACCGATTAATGAGGTGGCAAAAGAGAAACTGCCACATTACGTCATGAGTGCAACCGCAGAGATCGGGCGTGTTGCTGCAGGTGCGGTATCTGGCGATGTAAAAACCAGTGCAGGTCGTCGTGATGCTATCAGCAGCATTAACTCTGTAACACGACTGATGGCGCTGGCTGCTGTTTCATTGCAGGCCCGTTTACAGGCTAACCCTGCGATGGCGAGTGCAGTTGATACCGTGACTGGCCTCGGTGCTTCATTCGGTTTGCTGTGAGGTGCTTATGCTGACGAAAGAACCATCATTTGCATCGCTGCTGGTAAAACAAAGTCCGGCAATGCACTACGGTCACGGCTGGATAATGGGTAAGGATGGTAAACGCTGGCATCCGTGCCGTTCACAAGATGAATTGCTGGCAGAACTATCAACGAAAAAACGGGGGAACAAATGGCTATTGAAGGCGCTGCGGCGACTGTTCCATTAAGCCCCGGCGAACGCCTGAATGGACTTAATCACATTGCGGAATTAAGGGCGAAAGTTTTTGGCCTTAATATTGAGTCAGAGCTTGAGCGGTTTATTAAAGATATGCGTGATCCACGGGATATCAATAATGAACAAAATAAACGGGCACTGGCTGCCATATTCTTTATGGCAAAAATTCCAGCTGAACGTCATAGCATCAGCATTAATGAGCTGACCACTGATGAAAAGCGGGAGTTGATTAAAGCAATGAATCATTTTCGTGCAGTGGTGAGCTTATTTCCAAGACGGCTAACCATGCCGAATTAACCAACTAATGAAATTAATGGCGTAAACCCGCCGGGCATCCCTTTATCTAAATTCAGGAGAATTGATTATGCGCAATATTGAAACCCTCACGACCAAAGCCGGACCGGATGACGCAGGGCTTAATATTTTACTGACAGAGGCTCGTCTGGAAGAACGCCGGGCAAGGGCTGAAGCAATGGCAGCTCGCCTTGATAGCCTGGCGTGTCATATCACATCCCGCCAGCTAAACCACGTCGAAGCGGCAGAGCTGCTGCGTGTGACTGCTGAAGCAATCCAGAACGAAGCGCAGGAGATCCACTAATGGCTGATGCAATGGATCTCGTACAACAGCGCGTTGAAGAAGAACGCCAGCGCCATATCCGTGCTGCCCGTGCCAAAACACCGGGCGTGTCTCGCGTGCTTTGCATTGAGTGTGAAGCGCCAATTCCGCCAGCACGCCGCCGTGCCATTCCGGGTGTGCAGCTTTGCATTACCTGCCAGGAAATTGCAGAGCTGAAAGGCAAACATTACAACGGAGGTGCTGTATGAGCACTATCCTGAAATGGGCGGGAAATAAAACCGCCATTATGTCCGAACTGAAAAAACACCTTCCTGCTGGCCCGCGACTGGTTGAACCTTTCGCGGGTTCCTGTGCTGTGATGATGGAGACGGATTACCCCAGCTATCTTGTTGCGGATATTAATCCTGATTTAATCAACCTCTATAAAAAGGTTGCTGCTGATTGTGAGGCGTTTATATCTCGTGCCAGAGCTTTATTTGAGGAAGCAAACAGGGAGGTGGCTTATTACAACATAAGGCAGGAGTTTAATTACTCCACTGAAATTACTGATTTCATGAAAGCGGTATATTTTCTGTATCTCAATCGTCATGGTTACCGTGGGTTATGTCGCTATAACAAGAGCGGGTATTTCAACATTCCCTACGGTAATTATAAAAATCCGTATTTCCCTGAAAAAGAAATTCGCGCATTTGCAGAGAAAGCCCAGCGGGCAACGTTTATCTGCGCCAGCTTTGATGAAACGCTGGCGATGTTGACGGCGGGGGATGTGGTGTATTGCGATCCGCCGTATGACGGTACGTTTTCCGGCTATCACACTGATGGTTTCACTGAAGATGACCAGTATCACCTGGCATCCGTTCTTGAACATCGGTCATCAGAAGGACATCCGGTCATTGTTTCTAACAGTGACACATCCCTGATCCGTTCGCTGTATCGCAATTTTACTCACCACTACATCAAGGCAAAACGCAGCATCGGCGTAGCAGCTGGTGAGAGTAAATCTGCAACAGAAATCATCGCTGTTTCTGGGGCGCGCTGCTGGGTGGGATTTGATCCTTCGCGTGGCGTGGATAGTTCTGCCGTGTACGGAGTGCGTGCATGAGCCATGCTGATATGAACAACTGCAGCGGCTTTAACGAGGCCGCCGCAGCATTCTCATGGAACAGCCCGAAAAAGGCTATTAACCCTTATCTGGACCCGGCGGAAGTTGCGCCGGTTTCTGCGCTTTCAAACCTGATCACTCTGTACGCTGCCGATAACGAGCAGGAACAACTGCGCCGCGAGGCACTGAGTGATCAGGTCTGGGAGCGTTATTTCTTTAATGCATCCCGTGATCCTGTCCAGCGCGAAATGGAGCAGGATAAGCTCATTAGCCGGGCAAAGCTGGCGCATGAGCAGCAGCGTTTTAATCCGGACATGGTCATACTGGCGGACGTTAACGCCCAGCCTTCCCATATCAGCAAGCCGCTGATGCAACGTATTGAATACTTCAGCAGCCTGGGCAGGCCAAAGGCTTATTCCCGCTATTTGCGTGAGACGATTAAGCCATGTCTGGAACGACTGGAGCATGTACGCGACAGTCAGCTATCCACTTCTTTTCGCTTTATGGCAAGCCATGAAGGGCTGGACGGCCTGCTGATCTTGCCTGAAATGAGTCAGGATCAGGTGAAACGCCTGTCTACTCTTGTCGCTGCGCATATGAGTATGTGTCTTGATGCCGCTTGTGGTGATTTGTATGCCACCGATGATGTTAAGCCAGAAGAAATCCGCAAGACATGGGAAAAGGTGGCAGCAGAAACCCTGCGACTGGATGTCATACCGCCTGCGTTTGAGCAACTCCGCCGGAAAAGAAACCGCCGTAAACCCGTGCCCTATGAACTCATTCCGGGTTCGCTGGCGCGTATGTTGTGCGCCGACTGGTGGTATCGGAAATTGTGGAAGATGCGTTGTGAATGGCGGGAAGAGCAGTTGCGTGCTGTTTGCCTGGTCAGCAAAAAAGCATCTCCCTATGTCAGCTATGAAGCCGTGATGCATAAACGTGAGCAGCGCCGTAAGTCGCTGGAGTTTTTCCGTTCTCATGAACTGGTGAACGAAGACGGCGACACGCTGGACATGGAGGATGTGGTAAACGCCAGCAGCAGCAACCCTGCGCATCGCCGCAATGAGATGATGGCCTGTGTTAAAGGTCTGGAGCTTATCGCGGAAATGCGCGGTGACTGCGCCGTTTTCTACACCATCACCTGTCCGTCACGTTTCCATTCCACGCTAAATAACGGCAGGCCCAACCCGACCTGGACAAATGCGACGGTAAGACAAAGCAGTGATTATCTGGTCGGCATGTTTGCTGCATTTCGTAAGGCGATGCACAAAGCCGGATTGCGCTGGTATGGCGTGCGGGTGGCTGAGCCGCATCATGACGGCACAGTTCACTGGCACCTGTTGTGTTTCATGCGCAAAAAAGACCGCCGCGCCATTACTGCATTGTTGCGTAAGTTTGCTATCCGTGAAGACCGCGAGGAGCTGGGTAATAACACGGGGCCACGCTTTAAGTCTGAGTTGATAAACCCGCGCAAAGGAACGCCGACTAGCTACATCGCGAAATACATCAGTAAGAACATTGACGGGCGTGGTCTGGCTGGCGAGATCAGCAAGGAAACGGGTAAATCTCTGCGTGATAACGCTGAATACGTTAATGCCTGGGCGTCTCTGCATCGTGTTCAGCAATTCCGCTTCTTTGGCATTCCGGGGCGTCAGGCTTACCGTGAACTGCGATTGCTGGCTGGTCAGGCGGCAAGGCAACAGGGTGACAAAAAAGCAGGTGCGCCGGTACTGGATAACCCGCGCCTTGATGCCATTCTGGCTGCAGCTGATGCTGGTTGTTTTGCCACCTACATCATGAAGCAGGGCGGCGTACTGGTTCCCCGTAAATATCACCTCATCAGAACCGCTTATGAAATCAACGAAGAGCCGACCGCCTATGGCGATCACGGCATTCGTATTTATGGCATCTGGTCACCCATTGCAGAGGGTAAGATCTGCACTCATGCAGTGAAGTGGAAAATGGTTCGTAAGGCCGTTGACGTTCAGGAGGCGGCAGCCGACCAGGGCGCTTGCGCCCCTTGGACTCGTGGCAATAACTGTCCCCTTGCTGAAAATTTGAACCAACAAGGGAAAGACAAATCAGCTGATGGGGATACCAGAACGGATATCACCCGCATGGATGACAAGGAGTTGCACGATTACCTGCACAGTATGAGCAAAAAAGAACGCCGGGAACTGGCAGCAAGGTTACACCTGGTTAAACCGAAACGGCGTAAAGACTACAAACAGCGAATTACAGACCATCAGCGACAGCAGCTCGTGTATGAGCTGAAGTCCAGAGGGTTTGATGGTAGCGAGAAAGAGGTCGATTTACTCCTTCGCGGCGGCAGTATTCCGTCAGGAGCAGGCCTGCGTATCTTCTATCGGAACCAGCGTTTGCAGGAAGATGATAAGTGGCGAAACCTGTATTAATTACGATGGTTAACCATTCGTGCTCTTAATAATACCAGGCATATCAGGCTGATAAACGTAAAAAAACGTTTTACATCAGTAAGATTATCATATACTGTAATTATAAACAGTGGTTATGCATACAGTATTGCGTGTGGTGTCATAGGAGGAAAGATGCAGGACTATTTTTTGGAGTCTTTGAAGCTCCAGCGCATTGATTTTTTTCTTAAGCTTGTAGCGGCCAGTGAGTGTAGTGATGAAGAGAAGGGACTGGCTCTGCAGTGGGTTTCTGAATTGACTGATGAACTCATGGCAAAAATCAGAAGCCACGAATACAACCGCTCAATGGATGTCATCAGCTGAGGTGACTTTTATGCGCATTGAAATAATGATCGATAAAGAGCAGAAGATTAGCCAGTCTACCCTGGACGCCCTTGAATCCGAGCTTTACCGTAATCTGCGCCCCCTGTATCCCAAAACGGTAATTCGTATCCGCAAAGGTAGCTCTAACGGTGTGGAACTGACCGGACTGCAACTGGACGAAGAAAGGAAGCAAGTGATGAAAATTATGCAGAAGGTGTGGGAAGACGACAGCTGGCTGCATTAAGAAACGTTGCTGGCGTCTGAACTTGTTTCTGGCGTCAGCAAGGTTGAACAACGAACCCTTGCGAGGCGTTAGCTCTGTAGTGCATGTCTATGCCGCATGAGATCGCATGATTGTTTGAGGATCGTTTTTGCTAAGGCCCGCCAGAACTGGTGGGCTTTTGCGTAGATCATGCAGGTGCATGAAAACCACTACATAAAGCGGGCAGGCGTGGCGGGGATACGAGCGCGCGCAACGGGGTAAAATGGCCAAAATCCAGCACAGCCTCTGGCCCGCTGGCGGCCTCATTTAGTGGAGGGGGGGGAGATGTCAGGGCAAAAAGAAACGCCCCGCAGAATGCTGCTGAGGCGTTGTGAGAGTTGGTCGGTTATTGATGTTATGAGTATGTCAGCTTCGTTTGCCCTTAAGTCCTAAGTCATAGGCTTCAAAACGGATAACCTCTTCATCCAGCCAGTCATTCAGCTCCTGCAGTCGCTTTTGCAGGGGCATCAGTTCATTGCGGACGAAGACACGGCTCGCTTTTTCCACATCCCCAAAGCCGCCAGTGTTGTTGGGAATGATGCCCATCATTTGCGGCGGTACGCGGTGAGCCGCCATCATGTCATCGCGGCTGACGTTCTTGATGTTCAGAAATTCATCCTTCGCCGCGACTTCCGACAACGGGATAATCTGAATGCCATCTTTTTTGCCGTTAGGCGAGTACATAAACAGGTTGCGGAAGTTGCCCGGTCCTTTAGCACTTTTCATTGCCTTGCGGATGTTGTTCACATCCTCCTGGTTCTGTGCGGCGTCGGTCATGTACATGATGAAGCCTGCGTGGCTGCCGTTAATGTAATACTTGCGGCGGAACAGCGTGGCGGATTCGTTGAGCAGAGCTGACGGAATGGCAGAAAGGTAACCCGGCAGACCATAAATCTCCTGGTTGATATCCGGCTCCATCAGGTGGAAGACGTTACCTTTTGTGAACTGATACGGCTGTGTCGTCAGGCTGTATTGCACAAACCAGTATGTTTCAAGGTCAAGCCCGCGTCGGGTGTATTTTGCCAGTGCAGGCTCCAGCGAAATAACTTCACCAAAGCGGTTCGTGCGTTTCTCCAGGTAGGCGTTACCAAAAACCAGATAGTCCTGCACAAAACGGGTAAATGCCTGCTGGCTGAGAAGGCGATGTGGAATATAGGTACTGCTGATAATGTCACGCTTAACACTGATCGGGGAGCTGTGGTGCACGGCGGCGCGGAAGGTGCGCGCCAGTCCGTCAAAGCTGACGGGCGGCTCATACCAGCGATCCATCTGTACGCATTCCACATAGTCCAGCAGTTCGCGGCGGTCCAGTACAGGAATGGGATCACCAAAGCTGAAAGCCTCCGCAACGGGTTTTTTAGTTTCTTCTGCAGTTACGGTTTCGCCTGGCGCGATATGTTCTTTCATCAAAAAATCTCCACAATATTGCTGGTATTGGCGGACTCGCCCTGCAGCGGTTCGTTAAACAGTGCGTGCATGGTTGCCCATGCCAGATCGGCATGGCTGGCTTCTTCGCTGCGGCTGGCTTCGTAGGTCGGGCGGTTGCCACTGGCGGTGGTGGCGCGACGGATTGCCATGAATGACTGCGCAATGTCGGTATGTCCGGCGTCAAACTCCAGACGGCGGTGGCTGATAATGTCGTAGGCCTTGAGTACCAGGGCGTTTTTAACGTTGGGGTTGTAGACAAACTCCCGGACGGCAGGAAAGAACGCTTTCACGTTCTCGTAAACCCCGTGACCGACGCCGGTTGAGTCGATACCGATATAGGTCACGTTGTACTGTTCGGTCAGTTTTTTGATGGCGTCAGCCTGGGCGCGGAAGTCCATCCCGCGCCACTGGTGACGCTCAAGAATGCGAAACTTACCGCCTGGCACGGCTGGCGGTGCCACCACCACGCATCCGGCGCTGTCGCCGTTCTGCGTACCTTTTGCCGGGTCATAACCGATCCACACTTCGCGCCAGCCAAACGGGCGCAGGGCCAGTGCATGAAAGTCGGTCCAGACTTCCCAGCTGTCCACCATGCACGCCTGCAATTCGCTGAGCGGGAACACAGATGCGAGATCGTCAACGAACTCGCACATCAGCAGGTTCTGGTATTCGTCCGGGCTGTACTCCATGCGCAACTGGTCGAGGTCGAACAGGTTACAGCCGCCGCGTACCGCATCTTCCACGGTGACTATCTGGCGGTATTGCCCGTCTGCGCACAGCAGGCCGGGGGCCAGATTGCTGTGGGACAGGTCGATGTCCACCTTATCGGCTTTGTTGCGCCCACGGTTGAACAGCGCACCGGACCAGAACGGATAAGCACTGTGGGTCAGGCTGGATGGCGTGGAAAAATAGGTTTGTCGCCATTTTTTGTGAATAGCCATCCCGGAAGCCACTTTGCGCAGCTCCTGGAATTTCGGTATCCAGAAATATTCATCCAGATACAGGTTGCCGTGATAACTCTGGGCCGTGCGGGCATTGGTGCCGAGGAAGTAAAGCGTGGCTCCGTTAGGAAGCACCATCGGATCGCCTTTCAGTTCCACCTCGACTTCTTTGGCGAAGTCGATGATGTATTGTTTAAAGACGTGGGCCTGAGCCTTACTGGCAGAAAGGAAAATCTGGTTACGTCCGGTAAGCAGGGCGTCAATCAGGGCTTCACGGGCAAAATAGAAGGTCGCGCCGATCTGGCGTGACTTCAGCAGGTTGCGGATGCGGTTGGTTTTTCCGGCTTCCCACCAGTGGCGCTGGTAGTTGAACATGGAGGAATGGAAGATTTCTTCCAGCTTCTCAATCTGCTCATCGGTGAAAACATTCTTTTCCGGCTGACGGCGTGGGCCTTTATTGCGGTTGGCGACGTTAGGGTTTAAGTCGGCTTCGTTGCCGCCATTGTTAAACTTGCCGATCCGCGCGTGGCGCTCAGACTGGCGCGCCAGCAGGTCAATCTCTTTGAAATCTTTCCCTTCTTTGTGCTCCTTCATAATGAGCTGGCAGTAGCGTGCGGCGGTGGTGAGCTGCATCTGATCCAGCGGCCCATAGTCACCCCACTTGTCGCGTTTTTTCCAGCTGTGAACGGTTGCAACTTTCTCGCCCAACATTTCAGCAATGCGGGCTACGCGGTATCCCTGAAAGTACAGCAGCATGGCCTGCCGACGGGGATCGAGATCTGCGGGTGTCAGTGTGGTGTTCATGGCACAAACCTACAGCCTTGAATGACGGCTTTCCCCGCCTGCGGTTTGTGTGGTTGTCGGTACAAATACCGCGCATTGTTTCACTGCCCCCATCACCGCAACCATAAGGCTCCAGTAAGTTTTTTCTAACGGAGCACGGCTCATGACAGTGAAAGCAAAGCGTTTTCGCATCGGGGTGGAAGGTGCCACCACCGACGGACGCGAAATCCAGCGTGAATGGCTGGAACAGATGGCAGCCAGCTACAACCCGGCGGTGTATACCGCGCTGATTAACCTTGAGCACATCAAGTCTTATCTGCCGGACAGCACCTTTAACCGCTACGGCAAGGTGACGGCGCTGTTTGCTGAAGAAATCACGGAAGGTCCGCTGGCAGGCAAGATGGCGCTGTATGCCGACGTTGAGCCAACGGAGTCCCTGGTGGAGCTGGTGAAAAAAGGCCAGAAATTATTCACCTCTATGGAAGTCAGCCCGAAGTTCGCTGATACGGGCAAAGCCTACCTGGTCGGCCTGGCTGCCACTGATGACCCTGCCAGTCTGGGCACTGAAATGCTGACATTCAGCGCCAGTGCAGCCCATAACCCACTGGCAAACCGCAAGCAGAATCCTGCCAATCTCTTTACCGCTGCAGAGGAAACGGTGATCGAACTGGAAGAAATCCAGGACGACAAACCGTCCCTGTTTGCCCGTGTCACGGCGCTGTTTACCAAAAAAGATCAGTCCGATGACGCCCGGTTCTCTGATGTGCATAAGGCCGTGGAGCTGGTCGCCACTGAGCAGCAGAACCTGAGCGCACGCACCGAAAAATCCCTGTCTGAGCAGGAAGAACGCCTGTCTGAGCTGGAGACTGCCCTGCAGGCACAGCAAACCGCCTTTAACGAACTGGTGGACAAGCTGAGTCATGAAGACAGCCGCCAGGACTACCGCCAGCGTGCAACAGGCGGTAACGCCCCCGCTGACACTCTGACCAATTGCTGATGGAGCACAAAACCCGATGAAGAAGAATACCCGCTTTGCTTTTAACGCTTACCTGCAGCAGCTGGCGCGTCTGAACGGTGTGGCAGTTGAAGAACTGTCCAGCAAGTTCACCGTGGAGCCGTCTGTGCAGCAGACGCTGGAAGACCAGATCCAGCAATCCGCCGCTTTCCTGACGCTGATTAACGTCACGCCAGTGACCGAGCAGTCCGGTCAGCTGCTGGGGTTGGGTGTTGGTAGCACCATTGCCGGAACCACTGACACCACCGCGAAAGAGCGTGAACCTGTCGATCCTACGCTGATGGTCGATGTGGAATACAAATGCGAGCAGACCAACTTTGACACGGTGCTGACCTACGCGAAGCTGGACCTGTGGGCGAAGTTTCAGGATTTCCAGGTGCGTATTCGTGACGCGATCGTGAAACGTCAGGCACTGGACCGCATCATGATCGGCTTTAACGGCGTGAAGCGTGCGAAAACCTCAAACCGTAGCGAAAACCCGCTGCTGCAGGATGTGAATAAAGGCTGGCTGCAGAAAATCCGTGAGGATGCACCGGATCACGTCATGGGCAGCACCACCACGGGCGGTGAAACCACACCGGGTGCGGTGAAAGTCGGGAAAGGTGGCGAATATGCCAACCTGGACGCCGTGGTGATGGATGCCGTCAATGAGCTTATCGACGTGGTCTACCAGGACGATGACGATCTGGTGGTGATTTGCGGTCGTGAACTGTTGTCTGACAAGTATTTCCCGCTGGTCAACAAAGAGCAGGAGAACAGTGAAAAACTGGCTGCAGATATGATCATCAGCCAGAAACGCATGGGTGGCCTGCAGGCCGTGCGTGCGCCGTTCTTCCCGCCGAATGCGCTGCTGATCACCCGTCTGGATAACCTGTCCATCTACTGGCAGGAGGATACCCGCCGCCGTTCAGTTATCGACAACCCGAAACGTGACCGGATTGAAAACTTTGAATCCGTTAACGAAGCCTATGTGGTTGAGGACTACCGCTGCGCCGCACTGGTGGAAAACATCCAGATTGGCGACTTCAGCGCCGCCGCAGCAGAAACCGGAGCGTAATCCATGAGCCTGAGTCCCGCACGGCAGCATCGCCTGCGCGTTCAGGCTGAACAGGCCGCCCGCGAGGGCGGCAGCGTTCGCCACGCGTCGGGCTATGACCTGATGCTGCTGCAACTGGCGGAAGACCGACGCCGTCTCAAGGGTGTTCAGTCCACGGTCAAAAAAGCGGAAATCAAAGTGGAGCTGCTGCCGAAGTACGCCGCCTGGGCGGAGGGTGTTCTGGCTGCCGGAGGCGCTCAACAGGATGACGTGCTGATGTACGTGATGCTGTGGCGTATTGATGCCGGAGATTATGCCGGGGCGCTGGAGATCGGGCGTCATGCCCTGCGTCATGGCTGGGTGATGCCGCTGGGTAACCGCAACGTGCAGACCGTGCTGGCAGAGGAAATGGCAGACGCGGCACAGAGCGCAATGCTTGCCACTACCGGCTTTGATGCCGATCTGTTGCTGCAGACGCTGGAGCTGACAGACGGTCTGGATATGCCGGACCAGTCACGGGCGCGTCTGCATAAAGCGATTGGCGCTGTCCTGAGTGAAAGTAATCCGGCTTCCGCCCTTAATCATCTCAACCATGCGTTACAGCTCGATCCCCGCTGTGGCGTGAAAAAAGACAAACAGCAGCTGGAGCGCAGACTGCGCAATGACAGCCGCTGACAGAACGTGCCCCCGCGCACGGGCGGCACGGGGTGGCGAAAGGCACTGCCACATCAAAACCCCGTCCACCGCCCTTTATTTCAGGAGAAAGCAGCATGAAGTTTGTTGCGCCAGAACAGGCACCGGAACAGGCGGAAATCATCAGAAATACGCCGTTCTGGCCTGATGTGGACCTGTCGGAGTTTCGCAGCGTGATGCGCACTGACGGCACGGTGACGCAGCCGCGTTTAAAACAGGTTGCGCTGTCGGCAATTTCGGAGGTCAACGCAGAGCTGTATGAGTTTCGCAGACGTCAGCAGATGCTGGGATATGCCTCGCTGGCAGAGGTTCCGGCGGAACAGCTGGACGGCAAAAGTGAGTGCATTCATCACTATTTCAACGCGGTTTACTGCTGGGCACGCGCCATGCTCAACGAGCGTTATCAGGACTATGACGCCACGGCATCCGGTGTGAAGCGGGGCGAGGAACTGGCGGAAGCAAGCGGTGATTTGTGGCGTGACGCCCGCTGGGCCATCAGCCGGGTGCAGGATGCGCCGCACTGCACAGTGGAGCTTATCTGATGAAAGTGCGTACGCATCAGTATGACACGGTGGACGCGCTTTGCTGGCGTCATTACGGGCGCACGCAGGGTGTCACGGAGCAGGTACTGAAGGCAAATCCGGGGCTTGCCGAATACGGCCCCTTTTTACCTCACGGGCTGCAGGTGGAGCTGCCGGACATACCGACAACCACCACCGTGCAGACCGTCCAGCTATGGGACTGAATTATGACGCTTGAGCGAATCAGCGCCTTTATCACGTATTGCATCGCCGTCGTGCTGGCCTGGCTGGGCGATTTGTCCATCAAGGATGCCTCAACGCTGGGCGGCCTGATGATTGGTGTGCTGATGCTGGCTATCAACTGGTACTACAAACACAAAGCCTACCAGCTTCTGCGCGACGGGCAGATCTCGCGGGAGGACTATGAATCCATCAATCGTTAAACGCTGCCTTGTCGGGGCCGTGCTGGCTATTGCTGCCGCGCTACCGGGTTTTCAGCAGCTTCACACCTCCGTGGAGGGGCTGAAACTGATTGCCGATTACGAAGGCTGTCGTCTGCAGCCGTATCAGTGCAGCGCGGGTGTCTGGACCGACGGCATTGGTAATACATCTGGCGTCATTCCAGGCAAAACCATTACGGAACGACAGGCCGCGGAAGGGCTGATCTCCAACGTGCTGCGTGTGGAGCGGGCACTGGAAAGGTGTGTGAAGCAACAGCCACCGCAGAAAGTGTATGACGCGGTGGTGTCATTTGCCTTCAACGTGGGGACAGGCAATGCCTGCAGTTCCACGCTGGTGAAATTGCTCAATCAGCGGCGCTGGGCGGATGCGTGCCGACAGTTGCCGCGCTGGGTTTATGTAAAAGGTGTGTTTAATCAGGGGCTGGATAACCGCCGTGCGCGGGAGATGGCCTAGTGTTTACAGGGAGCAAACTGAAATGAAAAAGAAATTAATCAGCGGACTGTTTCTGATGTTATGGATGGCGCTGTTAATCGCAGCAATGGTGTATCCGCAGGGGATTTTTCCGGTACTGGCAGCGTCCGGCGTTTGGGTAGCCTGTTTGCTGACATGGGCGGTAATTCCGGTAGCACTGGCTGCGTTAATTAAGAATGGCCCGCTCTGGCAGGAGTTGAGGGCATCTTTGCTGAAGACAATTACCCGAAAAGAAAACGTATTTATCAGCTGGGTGATGCGATTGCTGATTGTCGTAAGTCTCGCCTGGACGGGGTGGGCTATTACCCTGGTCTTTTATCTGCTGACCGTTATTGCCTTCTGGATCACCCGTAATCAGATGGCGCAACAGGTAGCAGCATGAACCGGTTGCTGCTGGTTGTGCTGGCGTTATTACTGGCGGCGCTGGGCTGGCAGACGTGGCGGCTGGCTGATGCCAGCCAGACCATCAGCACGCAGGCAGACGAGCTGCAGAGCAAAAGCCAGGCACTGGCAAAGAGCAACAGCCAGCTTATCAGCCTGTCCATTCTGACTGAAACCAATAACCGGGAGCAGGCGCGGCTCTATGCCGAAGCAGAACAGACCAGCACACAGCTGAGACAACGACAACGCCGGATCGAGGAACTGAAACGTGAGAACGAGGATTTACGCCACTGGGCTGATACTCCTTTGCCTGCTGACATTATCCGGCTGCGGGAACGTCCGGCACTCACCGGAGGTGCAGCTTACCGTCAGTGGTTGTCCGCGAGTGACGCCGTGTCGGCTGGAGCAGGCAGCACCGCGCACTAACGGTGATCTGAATGCGTTGCTGGATGAAACGGAGGCCGCCTGGGCGGTCTGTGCAGACAAAGTGGACATGATTATTGCGTGTCAGGAGCGAAACAGTGAACAAACCACAATCCCTGCGCCACGCCCTCAATAAAGCGGTGCCTTATGTCCGCAATAACCCGGACAAACTGCATCTGTTTGTGGATAACGGTTCGCTGGTTGCCACGGGGGCCAGCTCCATGTCGTGGGAGTACCGTTACACACTGAACGCGGTGATTGAGGATTTCAGCGGCGACCAGAATCTGCTGATGGCCCCGGTTTTGCTGTGGCTGAGGGATAACCAGCCCGATGCCATCAATAACCCGGCGTTACGGGAAAAGCTATTCACCTTTGAGGTGGATATTCTGCGCAACGATGTCTGTGATATCAGCCTGAACCTGCAACTGACGGAACGTGTGCTGGTCAGCACTGACGGCAGTGTGTCGAGCGTTGAAGCTATAGCGGAACCTGATGCACCTGAAGAAATGTGGACGGTGAAACGTGGCTGAACTGCAGAAGGTGGACGACTGGCTGAGTGCCTTGCTGGCGAATCTGGAACCAGCCTCGAGAAGCCGCATGATGCGCCAGCTGGCGCAGGAACTTCGCCGGACACAGCAGCAGAATATCAGGATGCAGCGCAACCCTGACGGCAGCAGCTATGAACCGCGACGGGTAACAGCACGCAGTAAAAAAGGCCGTATCAAACGTCAGATGTTTGCAAAGCTGCGCACCACAAAATACCTGAAAACTGCCGCCAGCACCGACTCTGCCAGCGTGCAGTTTGAAGGCAAGGTGCAGCGCATTGCCCGCGTTCACCATTACGGCCTGCGAGATCGCGTCAGTCGTAAGGGACCGGAGGTGCGTTACGCAGAGCGTCGCCTTCTGGGTGTAAATGATGATGTTGAGGCAATGACCCGCGACATGATTCTGCAATGGCTGGCGGGGTGATCTTTGTATCAGCACTGATACAAGTTGCAGCACTGCCGCCTTTCTTCCCCTGATGGCAACCTTTCCCTATGAACGCACAATTAACCGAAATCATGCGCCTTATCACCAACCTGATCCGCACAGGGGTAGTCACCGAAGTGGACAGGGAAAACTGGCTTTGCCGGGTGAAAACGGGCGAGCTTGAAACCAACTGGATCAGCTGGCTGACGCTGCGTGCCGGGAATGCCCGTACATGGTGGCGACCATCGGAAGGTGAGCAGGTGGTGCTGCTGAGTCTGGGCGGCAATCTGGAAACCGCCTTTGCGCTGCCCGCTGTCTATTCGAATCAGTTCGCACCACCGTCGACGTCGGCGGACGCCTGCGTGACAGAACATCCTGACGGTGGCTGGTTTGAATACGAACCCGCCACCGGGCGCTGGTATGTCAGGGGCATCAAATCAATGGTCATTGAGGCTGCTGACA